TGTGCTTTTGTTTGGTCAGCATAATACGCTTGCTGCTGCTCAACAAACTCTTCAGGAGTTTTGCAAAGTAATAATCCGCCAATTTCGATATTGTCCTTAAATGGACCTTCACGGTTGGCTAACAGTTTAAATTTTGGTTGTTCTTCAATAGTTACTGGTTCCCATCCTTCGCGTAATTTTGATGAAATATTGCGCGGGTCAGGATTGTTTAACATTGAAACACGAATCCAACGATATGCATATCCAGCTTGTTTGTCAGGCTCAGGGAGAAGCTCTGGTGGCGTCCACCGCTTAGGGCGCTCAGTAGTTTCACGGGTTTGCATTTCTCTAGTTAATTTATCTTGTGCCATGTCAGGCCTCCAATTTTAAAAGTTCTTTTACATATTGCTCAGGTGTCAATCCTAGTTTTTTAGCTAATGCTACTTGTGAAGTTTTTAATTTCACTTTTTTCGGTGCAGTTGACCGAGTTGCAGGAGCTACAACTGAATTCTTTTTTACTGGTTCAGCTTCTTCCCGCTCTTCTTGTTCGAAGTTTTCTGGGAATCTTTTGCGCAATGTTGTGTCTAACTTTGCGTAATATTCTTCTGATCCAATTGCTACACCCTGTTTTTTGAGTTTTTCGTGTAACCCAAGAGCAGAAGCTGTCATCTCTTCGTCCTGTCCGAACCAAGGGTTTGCTTGTTGCCATTGTAACACCCTTTCATCGGGTTTGGCTACTGTTTGAGTTTGTTGTACGCGTTGTGGCTGTTCATATTGCTCTTCAGGAACCTCAACTTTAAAGTTATTTACACGCTCTAATGCCATTTGCGCACGGGTCATTGCTTCTTGAGCAGCTAACAATTTATCGGTATCACCTAAATCATAGGCATCACGATATGCTTTTTTAGCCATTTCCAGTTGCATTTCTGTAGAATTCTTTACAGCGGAAACATATTCTGTTTGTCCGCTTTGAATCATTCCACGCATACGCTTGTTATCTTCATACAGTTTTTGTGCTGCCTCTACCGCTGCATGACGTTCACGTTCCGCTGATTCTGCTCTGCGGCGCTCATCATTCCAGATGCGTTTCATCTGAATCATTTTTTCTTTGGCATCTTTGCTGTATTTATCCAGCTCGTCTACCTCTACTTCCAGTGCTTTTACTTTTTCAGGATCCGCTGGAACTCTGCCTCGATCCTCTTCTGGAGTATCATCTTCAATCTCAATATCAATTTCAGGCGTTGCTGCCTCAATCTCATCGGGAAATTTAAATTCTTCTTTTTCAAATTCTGCCATGTCCGGCTCCTTATTTGCGTTTAATTCCGCGCGGGTCTAAAACTACAGACTCTACGGAATCATCATTGATAATACGGAATTCTTTTCCGTGTATAACTAGTCTTGTGCCAGTATTTGGGCGTACAAGAACAAAGTCACCTTTTTTACACCAAGGTCCAGTCGGAAACTTATCTTTGTCTAAGTAACAATCTGGTCCTAAATCCACTACAAAAAGAACTGTTGTAAGTAATTCTTCATAATGCATCGTGGTGTCGGCTTTTACTAAGCCGCTTTCATACTCTTTTTCCACTTCAGGTACGGCGCATAGTATGCGATAACCTGATGGCATTGGGAGTTGTGTTGCTTTCTCTTCATCTTTTTTGTTTATCAGAAGAGATAAATCTACTGCTTTTGAAAAATCATTCATCGTCCGAATGCTCCAATCTATGTTTAAGGTCTAATGTGTATTCACGGGCGTAGAGCAGACCTTTTATCTCTCCAACCATGCGCTGATATTCATCAAAATCGGCAACTTGTCCATTGCCAACCCAATCTTTCAACTGGTCAACCTTTATATTTAATTCATTTACTATTGCTTCAAAAGCGTTCATTGATTACCTTTCGTTTCGGTATTTTTGTTGTAAATCGTTTTAGCAGCATCCGCCATAATTTCACGCTTCTTGTTATCTTGTTCATGTCTTAAATCTGCTACCTTATGAACAACTTCTGCGCCAGTATCAATTAAGTGCTGCTGACCTTTTGCCAAAGTCTTAAATGTTTCCATTTGAGCTTGTGACGTAATTCGCTGTTTTTCCAATTCAAGGTGTTGTTGCTTGAGTTGTATTTCAGCTTGATTCATTTGCTGCTTCATCTGTAATTCTTGTTGTTTCAATTGCAACTCTTGTTGTTGCATCTGTACAATCGGATCCTGAGCTTGTTGTTGATTCTGTTGTTGTGCCGCTTGCGCTTGATTAGACTGCAATAGTCTTTGTGCAGCTTGTGACAACATTGGCGCTAATCTTGCTTCTTGTTCCGGATCCATATAAATATTGTCGCCACTTGTATCTACTGTTGGTGGCAAGTTAAATCCAAGTTGTTTCTCAATTTCTACTCGATATGCAAATCCTAAATGCTCATTAATGTGCGCCATCATTGCAGCTTGAATTACTTGAGCTTGTGGATTTTGACCAATTAATTGCGCAATTTTTGGATCTTTCATTGCGCTCATATGCACTTGAATATGAGATTCATGATCTTGATATGCAAAAGCCTTAACTGGTTTACCCATTAATACATCTTGATTTTCAGTTACTGGATCTGTTGGCTTCATATCTTCTGGCAACGGAATCAGTTTATTGGCATTTTTTATCCCCAATACATCAATCATCTGGCGGTGTAAAAGCGGCATATTATAATACTGTGGTGCAGATTGAGCTAATTGAAGAACCGCTTGATACTGCACAATCTTCTGCGCCATTGTTGATGCGTTTGGATCGCTTACTGGAATAACATCTACATTTGCATAATCCGATTTACGGGCTTTACGACTTCCAGTATCTGGCTCATAGTCATATTCTGTTGGAGCATTTTCTGCAATAATGTTCTTTAATAACTTAAGTTCTTGCTTAAGCGAGAAATGAATCCGCGCCTGTACAGCAGACATTACCTTAAGTGTACGCTCCAAAATTGCTAATGTTGTTCCTACTGGAGCGGCTGCCGACATATCAGAAACTTGCAAATCAGCTGTATTTGCAAAACGTCTGCCTTCTTCAACAATCGTATTTAATAAAGAATACAATGTTTGGCTTGGCTCTTTGTACGGCAAAGGCATAATGTTATCTTTCATTGCCCCGCTTGGTACATCTACATCTCTAAATTCGCCCGGTGCAATTGGAGTATCATCTCCCTTAACCCTTAATCCGCGCGTTTTAAATCCGCTAGGAAGGTTAGCCAAAGATCCTGCATCAACCAACTGTCTAATAATAGAGGTACCAGACTTAGCGTAAGCACCGATAAGATGGATAAGACCAAAACAATAAAAACCAAATCCCGGAATATATCCATAATGCACGAAATGTTTAAGTTTTTTATGTTTCTTATCATCTTCTTTCCAATTCCTTCTAATAGCTAAAATCTCTTTGGTGCTTTTTTCAATCGTTACAATATATGGCAAAGCGATTCCTGTGGGATTGCCATTCTTGTCTGTATGCTCATGTCCTGCCAAATCTAAATTGGTTTGAATTTCTAAGATCTTATATCTGTCATCTGTTGTTGCTTTAAACCCAAGTCTCTCAGCAATCCGTTTTTCAACTTCATCTAATACACTTGCTGGCTCACCTAAGTCAATATCACGATAAAACCCATTTACTTGCAATACCCGTAATTCATTTTCTGTCTTACGCATCACATGAGTAATACGTTCTGCCGTTTCTAAATCTGATGCCCCATAAGGAACAATCAAATCTTCTGCCGGAACATACATTGCTGTTTGACGTCCAAGATTTTCATCTTCGTATACTTTTCTAAATGCATTACCTGCTAAACCAAGACCCCATAAAAGTCTTTCTGTTTCTGGGCGGTATTCTGTCATTACTTCAGTAAGTTCATAATTCATATCTTCCTGAACCCGATCAGCAGAATCTTTTTTCTCTGGCGTTTCTTTACCCAATACGTGCGTCTTTACTGGACCCTGCGCTGGGAAAATTGCCATCATTGTTTCCGATTGAAACTTTACTAAAGCCTCAGCTAGTAATGGATGATACACACCGCAAGCACCTTCCCAAGGCTCACTTCTTTCTTCAATTTTTAAACCAAGCAACTCAAGTCCGTCTACATATGTTTGAATCCAATCTTTACGTGACGCAATGTCATCATCAATATCTGCCACCAAATCACTAGCAATTGTTGATAATTCGCTATCCGATAAAAATTCTGCAAGGTTTGCATTATGATCTTCTGCCGTACCTATATCCGGCTCAATGGTAACTTCTAATCCATCCATGCCAATTGTTACCGATTCGGGATCCTCGATCTCAATTTCAAGCGGCATTTCTTTTTCCGCTAAAGCCTCGATTCCCTCTGGGGCTTGGTATAATGATTTATCTATTGGCATAATTTTTCCTTAGTAATACGCACGTTTTTTAACTACTGTTGGCTCATCGGCATAATCCGATTGCAGCCGAATCATCCCGCCTTTTCTAAATCGAATGAGAGCTTGCGTGGTAGAATCCACTAAGTCATCATGGTCTGAATTAGGAAAAGCAGCCATCTCTTCTACTACTTCTTCCGCCCATCTTGTTTCGGGCGCCCATACTCTTCCACTTGCAAACAAATCTGATACACTATTGATACGGACTATTTTATCATTGCCTCGGGTAGGCGTAAACTCTTGGACGGGAATACCCATCGCCCGCAATTCATAAATTAACGGCGCACCCGATGCTTTTGCTTCCACAATAAATGCATCTGGCTCATATTCTCTATAGTGCCTTAGTGCCGCTTCCTTCAATTCTGGAAATTCCATCCGTTTTTTAAACGCATCCAGCAAAATAATGTGTGGATCATTTGGGTTTTCGTTCATATAGAACACACCCCATGTCGTACACGCAGAATAGTCACTCCGTTCGTTCTTTGTAAACGCAGTATCCCATGATTGGATGATGAATTCACACGGTGGTGGGTTTCTACCCTCCCAAATCTGCCACCATTCGCGCTTAATAATAGCCCCTTCTTCAGAAGTTGGCTGTTGTTGGTACTGTGCTTGCCATTTTGAAAGCGGAAGTTCCGTTCTTAATGCTTGTAATTCGTCAATATTCCAGAATTCCGGCCAAAGTGGCATTCCGCTAGGTAGTATTGCAGGAAAATCAATGATTTCCCACTCATCTCCGTCTCTTTCTACCGCAGCTTTTAAGATTTTTCCAGTCAAATCGCGTTTTGACCAGCGTGTCATCACTACAACAATCGAACCACCAGGTTGTAAACGCTGTCTCGGACCCGATGTATACCATTCGTACACCTTATCAAATACAGAAGGATCTCCTGACGCGAGCGCCGCTTCCTGTTCTGAGTGAGGATCATCAATAATAAGCAAATCTGCTCCCTTGCCAGTAACAGTACCACCAACACCAATAGCAAAATACTCACCATTAGCATTAGTGGACCAACGACCAGCAGCTTTACTATCCGATCTAAGTGCGACATTTGGAAATACCTTTTTATATTGTTCGCTATCAACTAAGTTCCTCACCTTTCGTCCAAATCCTACTGCAAGTTCAGCCGTATTGGAACATTGAATGATCTTTTTGTCGGGGTACTTTCCAAGAAACCAAGCAGGTAACAAGTAACTAGCAAACTCAGACTTAGTATGACGAGGTGGCATATTAATAATAAGACGTTTTGTCTTGCCATCTGCTATCTCCTGAAACTTTTTAGCCATGACCTTATGATGTCTGCCATCAATAAAACCTGCCCACATCTGTTTGACAAATGGAATAAACTGCTTCTGTGCTTTCTCTCTTGCTTCACCATCAATTAACTCCTTCGCCGTTAGTAAAATTTCTTCTCTCTCATTCGGCGGTAATTTTTCCAATATCTGTTCAAGATTCATACTGCATCCTTATACCCTTCGGGCGAACAGTCCGCGCTTTATCCGGTAATCCCTTACAATGCCCTAACTCAATCAACCGCTTCATCATCCGATGTATATTCCCTCTACCCTTCGCATTAAGTATATACATCACCTCATCCACCGAAGGACCGTAACCGTACATCTTCCAGAACTCATCAATCACTATATATACTTCTTTCTGTCTAGGAGTCACATCTTCTCCTTATTCATCAATTGCCGCAT